CCGCATCTAAAGCTTCTTTTGCTTTCTCTTGCATACCAAAAGGCGTTAATCTTTTCATTTTTTCTCTTGAAACATCAACAGGACTTACGGGTGCCTTTTCAAATTTAGGAAGTATCGTGCTGAGAAGTTTTTGCCCTGCACCTAAAATGCCTTGAGTAAAGGCTTCGCCCTCTGTTCTTGGGGGCTGAGATGGTACAAATTTAGTATCGGGTAAAAAACGATTTATAAATGGTTCTTTAATTTGTTGTTGTAACTCACTTTTAATTTGTGGCACAGTTTTATTAGGTGAAATTAGTTGATTTAAAACACCTTGATTAATATTTCCAAATTTTGTCATTGGGTTTGTGCCCATGGTTAATCCACCATTAGCTAACGATCTTATGCCGCCCATAGTATTTAATTTATTACGAGCGTTACGATTAAACATTTTTCGGTTCATTACACTCATTTACCGAATAACCCACCTAATATACTGCCAAGGCCACCGCCTCCACCACCAAAGGCACTAGCAAGACCTAATAAACCAGTTCCAATACCCGCTACTTGTGATAAACGACTAGGATCTGGTGTAGTTGTTGTGGTTAGTGCAGTCTGTGTTGATGGCACACCTCTAAATATGTCAGACATAAATGACAATCTTTGATAAGGCTCAAACTGTTGTTGGAGTGATGTATTACGTAATGCATCTAACTCTGCTTGTTGTTGTTGTTGCTCTTGTCCGCCTAATCCAGATAGTAGTTGTACATCTCTTAGATTTGCTGCTTGAGCGGCTTCGCCTAATCCCGCAGTTGCAATGCCTGCTTTTGTAAATAATTCAGATGCTTTTTGTGCTCTGTCTTGTGCTGATTCAAAAGCCTGTGCTCTCAATCCTGCTGACTGTCTAGCAAAAGTATCTGCTAAGTTTCTTTGTAATTCTTGTTCGGCTATGGCTTGTCTTGATCCACCAAAAGCACCACTTTTAATTGCAGCACCGCCTATACGTTGTCTTTCGAGATCTCCTTGTCTTTGTACATCTCTTAAATTTTGATCTATCACTTGATCGACAAAAGGATTCATAAATGCATCAGACGCACCAGGCATAAGAGCACTAACGCCCATGCCTAAAATATCAGAACCCGCTTG